TCTGCTAACTCATTTTTACTCATCATACTACCCTCAACTTCAAGTCGATAAATCTTTCCTTCCCAGACAATATCGGCAGAAAATGACTCTGATGCCTGTTCTGGTTGTGAACTCCCTACATTAAGAGTTCCGTTAAAATCACCATTAATAGTGATACTTTCTGAGAGAAATTGTTTAAAGTTTTTCATTGATTAACACTTCCAACGGCGACGGGCTTTGCAAACGGGTTTAACGGGGGTTTTAGAGCAATCGATGTTATGCATGTCTTGCTGCCCCTTAGAACGAGAACAGAATGACTTGCGTCTCTTTGCATCCTTACTTCCTGGTTTTGGATCACCAGTTACAGCAGTCTTTAATTTAGAACCAGGATTTTCACGACGATATGCTTTGACTGCAGCAGGACTCATTCCATCGGTTTTATCTTTTTTATTTACTGATTGCCAATCTTCACCAAACATTTTTGGACCTTTGGTCTTTCTTTCTGCTGCTGCTCTTTCACCCTCAGTAGCACCCTTCTTAGCAAGATTTCTTACTTTTGCTGCACGTTGCTGTTGTCTATGTACTTTTGGGTCAATTGCTGCTGGCATTATGCTCTCATCTAGTTCATTTCTCCAATCAGAAAATTCTTCTTTATTGACTTTTACTTTCTTAGAATTGCCGGTTCTAAACTTACCAAATGGAGTTGGAAGTTCTTCACCATAATCACCCGTCTTCTTTTCAATTCTATCATTAGGATCTACATCACCATCAACATCATAATCAATTCTTTTAACTGCTTTTTTTGTAAGTTTTTTTAAGTTGCCACCACCAATACTTGATTCCAAATCAGATTTGGTTGGAGTATGCTTTTCTTCTCCAACTGGAACACAGTTGGGAACTACTTTCTTACCCTTTTTCTTCATTCCCTTCTGGGTATAACCAACCCAGCACTTTTCATTAATATGCTGACCACCTTTGATTGGTTCTGGTTTGATAATATCTATAAATTCATATTCAGTTGCCTGAAAATCATCTCTCCAGTTAGAGAACTCATAAGACTCTGATTTATTACCCCAATTAGCAGCACCCTTCTTACGGCACTGAACTAAACGTCCAGAAGCATAAGCAGATGGCCAAACTTTAGCACTTGCTTTTACTTTTTTATAGCAAGCATCTTTTTTAGTTTCTTCTTGAGTCACGATTTTTGCCTTTCCTGTTCTATCTGGATTTGGGTCTTCTCTACGTTTTTTAGCAGCTCTTTTATTCCTTTCATCTTTACTCATTGCTGCACGATCATCGGGATCACGGCAGTAAGGTTTTGTGGTTTGACCTGGTTGTTTAGCACATGGTTTCCCATCATACTTACCACCAGTTTGTTTCCATCCACCACCCTTAAACCAGTCTCGGAGTGAATAACCTTTGTCTTTGGAAGACTTACCGTCTTTCATAATTTTTAAATATTATCCTTATTATTTAGAAAACCTTGCTTCAGCATTTTTTGAAGTTCTGAAGTGGAACCAACAAATACCGCGTTATTGGTAACATTATTGGTAGTCTTTTTAGAATCTTCTTCTACTTCTTTAAGTTTCTTTTGGAGGTCAATCAACTTATCGGTCGTGTCTGCAACACTCTTAATCAACTGTCCTGCGACCTCGTATGCCCTTGGACTGCCTCCTTCACCTGCTACCTCCATAATACCATTAATTGCCTCCTGACCCTTCTCTATAAGGGAATAGAGGTTTGCACGACTATACTCGTAGTCCTTATCAATATGCCCGTCTCTTATATTATCAGTGGGCACTATTTTTTTGACTTTATCTTCTACTTCGACAATATCACTCGTTGTGTTGAGTGCATTATTTATCGATTCATAATTATCGGACATAGTTATTAAATATCAGTTTGTTGTGTTGGACTATACTCTTTAGAGTCTGAGAATGTTTCCCACAACTCTGTAAATCCAAAATCGTCTCCAGGTTCTGCATCGATAGGATCTGGGACAACTGTATATCTCATCTCACGTTTTGCAGTTTGTGTATTTGTATCACTATACAAATCAACCTGAACCTTGCGAATAAGACCATCGGTAGAGTCTGCGATAGGTCCAAATAAGTATGTTTTAGCAGTAAACCTTAAGGTGTATATCAATGCTCTTCTAGTTGCAAAATCACCCTCATAATCATCTTGCATATCAATACTATCCATCACAATAGGAATATCTTTTTTCTCACCGATAGAATCAATTAAATCAATAGTAAGATTGAATGATGGTTGAAAAAATGGAAGTATTTGCTCTACAATTTGCAAAGCATCATCATTTAACTTTGAATATATACTCAATTCAAATGTAACGTTATAAGGAACGGGCATATAAACTTTTTTTATATTACCATTATCATCACATGCTCTAAAAGTTTGAGTTACGCTGGTTTTTCTAGCAGGATCATATTGAAGACCAACCATCTCAAAAGACATTCTTGGGAGAGTAATTGCAATTGGTTTTGAAAGATCTTCTTGCTGTTGAATTTTTGCTAAAAACTTTTGAGCTGGACCATAACTTAGACCAACTTTTGTTTCGTCTGCAACACTTCCATCTTTATTTAAATGTCTAATGTAAATATTATTGAAAAGAGTTCCAAATCCAACAATAGTCTTACGTATAATTTCGTGATAAAAATAAGTTCCTAACATTAAAATTCTCCAAAAGGATTAATTTCAGTAAAATCTATTATCGAGTCTGCTTCAGTTTCAATTTCTTCATTCGCATCATATTCTTCCCCATAGTTATCATTATCATATGATTTAAGTATATATGCTGCAGATGATGCTGATCCAACAATAACTTCTCCTGGAGAAAATTGTCCACTATTAATAGAAACTCTAAGATCTCCTGGAGGATTGGATTGATTAAGATCTGTTCTAGAATTGTAATATTTGACTTGTGCTATTGTTCCAGAAAGAGATCCTATTACCGTTTCATTATATAGATATGTTCCCCCAATGCTGACTGTAGATGCAGAAGAAATTTGAACTGTTGGTGCTTCGGTATAACCATATCCAGAATTCACAATTTGAATTCCAGAAATTTCTCCAGTAATTGGATTAAATATTGCTCTAGCAGATGCTGTTTGTCCAACAGAAGGACCTCCAATGGTCACAATTGGTTCAATATAATATTCACTGCCAGGATTTGTAATTTGTAAAGCATTTATAGAACCATTCGAAACTACCGCAGTTGCTATTGCTCCACTTCCACTACTATCTGTAATAGTCACCAATGGTGGATTTGAAATATTGTACCCTCTACCCCCATTAGTAATTCTTATTGATTTTATAGACCTTACATTTCCCACTGAAGTTGTAATTGCCACTGCAGTGGCATTATCTGTTGAATCATTAGATAATGTAAATGAAGGTGAATTTTGAATACTTACAATTGGATTAGATGAATAAAATGACCCATCATCAGACAAAATAATTTGACTCACCACTCCATCATCAATATCTGCTGTTGCAGTTGCTTCAGATATAGTTCCACCTAAAATTAAAGAAGTAATGTACCCCTCATCTTCCAATTTCCTATCAATCTCTTCAATAGTTGTGTCAATATCTTCATTTTCATATTCAAAGAGTTCGCATTGCAATTCATAAATGTAATTTTTTCCTAATTGGTAAAAAGGTTTTTCATGTTCAACTCTCTTTACTTCAAAAAATCTTTCACCAAGAGGAAAATAAATTAGATCTCCCTCTCTTGGTCTTGTTACTACCTCCAAATCATAATCATTAATGAATCCTAATTCAATACCTTGTACTCTACCAGACAAAATTGGAGTAATGTACTCTTCAAATCTTTCTTTTGATATGATTAAATTAATTTCATTTTTCAATCTCAATCCAAATTTTGTCATTATATCACTTCCTGGAGCATATCCATCATAATTATTGAGGTAAGCTTCTATGATAAAATTATCATCAAATTTTGAAGTTTGAGATTCTCTGAATATTTTGTCAGTATCTATAAATTTTCTTGGAAGATAGTATACTTCAATTCCATAAATTTTCAACTGTTCATTGACCAAATCTTGAATCAAAAACTGCTCGTTTGAAGATCCCTGCAGAAAAAAAGGATTTAATGCCATGATTATTAACCAATTAGATCGAGAGGTGGTAACTCATATTCTGTTGACATTCTTTGTTTAATATCTTCCAATTCTCTCTCAGCATCATCATAAATTTGTCTACCATTTAACTCTATTCCTCCAGGGAGTTTTACTCCATTAAACTTAATTAAATTTTGTCCCCATTGTCTTTTTATTAATGAAGTCAAATATTTTTTTAAAAAACTATCATTATAAACTTGAGTAAATGATGCAGGATCTAGTGCTCTATAACAATCGATTACAAAAAATACATCCTTTTCTTGTGCTGACCAATCTATATCTAGATACAATCTATCTTGCCTTTTATTAAATCTTATTTGCTTATCTGTAGTGAGAAGAAAATCAATGTCCTCTAGATAAGATTTGGTCATAGAATAAGTCAACAAATCAACAGAATTGAAGTAATATAAATCATTTAAAAATAGTTGATATTTAATACTAAACATTCCACCAGAAATAGTGCTAGTGTCAAACTTAAACACCTTTTCAATTCCGACAACAGAATCTGGAACTTGAATATAATTCGAAGTCTCATAAAAATTAAATGTTGTTGCTGCACCAACAATAGTTGAAGTTGCACTAGTAGTTACAATTCCAACACCTTCAGTTCCACTTGCTTTGCCCCTATTAACATCATCCTCAGTAACTTTATATTTCAAAAACATTCTCTCAACACCATCATAATGTCTTTCATTGAAGTATTGGATTGCATCATCAACTAAATCATCAATCTGTTCATCAGCAACATTAATTTCCAATACTGGGGCACCTAATTGCCTCAAACAATAATCTATGAGTCCTTGTCTTGTATTTGGTTTGGCCACTAGTATTCTCCTCCATCAATAATCGTTGCCCATACAGGAGTTCCTATTCCTGCAGTCTCATAAGTTGTTAGTATATAGTTACTTGTATCTATCGTTGTAGTTGTGCTTGCCGAACTTAATTGTCCATCTGGATTAAAATAAGCAACTGCATTTGGTTCATATGAATCTACACCATAATATACTTGGGATGCGGTTAAAATTCCCGCAAAATATCCATTTCTCCATCTTTGAGTAGAAATGCCAATGTCATAAGTATTATCATCATTTGGAACTAAACTGGATACAAATTCACCACCAACGTTAATGTCATCACTTGTACTATCACCAATACCAATAGTACCACCTTTAAAAGTAGCACTCCCTATAAAAGTTGATATACCCTGTACGTATAAATTTTGACCAACAGTTAGATTTTTAGAAATTCCAGCACCACCTGCAACTTGAAGTGCTCCTGTGGAGGGAATTCCTAAAGTGTTATCTAAATGACTATTTCTTATTAATAATGAATTGAAAGATCCAGAAGTTGATACCGATAAACCGGCACCAATAGTTACATTTTTGTCAATTCCAACTCCACCATCAATCTGAACGGAACCAGTATCTGGATTTCCTAATATATTATCTGTGGTGTTTGTGAAAAATATTGTGCCAGTAATACTACTGCTGCCGATAGATAAATTTTCGGCATCAATTGTATTTGATAAATAAAATGTTTGATCGGATGCGTTCCAAACAAGAATGTTTCCGTCAGTTCTATCAACAGAGTTTACATCAGATAATGAAACTAACTTAACTGGTGGTGATGTTGCATTAGATAAAACTCGAACGATGTTTTGTGATCCCAATCTATCTGGTATGCTTGGCATTA